TTGATACTATGAACAAAGTTAACTCTACATTTGATCTTATTGAGATCTCTCCCCGCCTAGTAGCCGATATCTCAGAAAAGGTTGTTTCTTTAAATATACAAAAAATAGCATCAGACCTTGGAACAAGTGGTTTGCCAGTAGGACAGTTGTTGGCTTCAGTTGGTAGCCTAACGTTGTTTGATTATGACGATGCGTTTAATGATAACAATACAACAAGTTTAGTTAATGATTATTTATCAAATAATATACAAATTAAGTTTTATGACATTATTGTAAATGTTAACGGATACGATTATTTGGTTCCGCTTAAAACCTTATACTCTGAAGGTTTCCCTAGTTATTCACCTATGGAAAGAAAAGTAACTCTTGAACTTAGAGATTTATATTTTTATTTTGAATCTATTAAAGCACCAGAAATGCTTGTAACAAATGTATCCCTAAGTTATGCTGTATCCCTATTGTTGGATTCAGTTGGTTTTTCAAATTATTCTTTCAAAAGAATTGATAAAGAAAAAGAACTAATTATTCCATATTTTTATATTGCTCCAGACAAAACCGTTGCAGATGTTTTAAATGATTTAGCAATTTCTACCCAAACAGCAATGTTCTTTGATGAATATAATAACTTTGTTATGATGAGTAAAAATTATATGTTACCAGAAAATGAAGATAGATCTGTTGACTTTACACTGTATGGAACAAATGATTTTGTCGACACTGGAGTTATTGAAAATAAAAATACAAATATTAAGTTAACTAATATTATTGACATTGCATCAACAGATAAAAATGTATTTAATGATGGAAAAATTAACTATACCAACCGACATATTCAGAGGTCATACGGAAGTTTAAAGCAGGCAACCATGATTGATAATGATGCTGCTGCTAAAAATTGGATTTATAAGCCAGCACTGCTCTGGGAAGTAACTGGAGAACAGTCGTTAAGATCTATTAATCAAGAAATGGCAAGTCAGTCAACATATAGTTTATCTGCTATACCACTTAACTCAAATATTTCAGCGTCTGTACCTTCTGTCATTAATCATAAACTTGTTAATAATATTATTGACCTAGGCGAGGCTGTTTATTGGCTAGGTAGACATTCAGGATATTTATACGCTAATGGAGAAATTATTAGATTTGATGCGCTTCAGTATAATCTTCCAGGCGGAGAAAAAGTTGTTACGAGGGTTGATTCAAATGGCAAGGTGGATTACTCTACAGAGATAGTAGGTGCTGTAGGAAATGTTTGGATAAGCAGCAACCAAGAGTATCAATACTATATGTCTAAGTTGCCATTCAATGGAAAAATTTACCCTACAGGACTTGTAAGAATTTATACTGAGCCTAAGTATGAAGAGATTAATGGCATAACCGTTATGAAGAATGGCGAGGTAGCAAGACATGGACGTGGACAATTCTCTACACCAGTACTAGAACATAAGGCTGGCCTAGATAGTTATTGGTCTAACAATTCATATGTTCGTGGTATGACAATGAAATCAGAACACCTATTTGGTTTGGTAGATGGTGACATTTTAAATAATGATAGCATCGCAACACTTTCATTATCAACTGGCGCAGCAGGTGTTACTAATGCACGTGCACAAGAAAATGTTAGAACTGGAGTTATTAAAAACTTTTTGTCCACATCTTACACCAACGAAGTACAAAATAATACTATTAAATCTACACAAACAGGTTCTGTACAGTCATCAGCCCTAGTAATGAATGGCCCATCATTTAGCACAACAGAGTCGCCAATCAACTTTGTATCTTATCAATATAAAGCGCTAGACAATAAGTTTAAGCATTTTGGTACAAGAATGCGAATTATTGGTAAGATTGAATCAAGCGATACAAGAGGACAGACTGCAATTAATTCAACTCCATATTATGTTTTGTCTGGATCTCAGCCTAACCAAAGTTTAAATATTGGCGGAGGCTCTGGCGGTCTAGCAGTTATGGTTAATCCATCTACAAATGTTGGATATTATTTTGAAATTATTGCATTAACTGAAAGAAACGTAAGTGAATATTCCACATCTGCAGATATTTTGCATAATGTTATATTCTATAAAATTTATTCAGACTCATCTGGAAAAGCAGTGCCAATTAAACTTTGGGGAGGACTTGCAAACATTATTGTCGATGACGGTAAGTTTACTGGACAGTATAGACTTGTTGGAGAAGAAAATCCTACCGTTTATGATCTTGCAGTAGAGTATCAAGATATTGGATCAACTCGTAGGTTCTATCTTTATATTAATAACAAATTAGTTGAGGTAGTAGACGATACAAAGCCACTTCCAATTTATAATAATATGGCACTATTTGTTCGTGGTGGAGCAAAGTGTATGTTTGAAAATATTTATGCTCTTACAAACAACTATAGTCAAAATACAGTTTTTGCACTTGATACCCCTGTGTCAGCAGCATTTGGTGACGATGAAATCAATGCCAATGAGTCATTTAGAAAGTATGCAATGAGCGGGGTTGTTCAAACAACCTACCTGTCTGGCCTAAGTACAAACCAGCCCCCTAAATTTAATATTTATTTTGATGAGTTTGGAACCATTATGAGAGAGGCAGCATACCTCAAGGTCAGGTACGATAAGGCCTATCCAGCCCTTTACGCCCAGTTATCACCGACTTTTAACAGAATTAAGGGGTATGTGGTCTCTGGCTTTAGAGCGGGCTCCTATGGGGCAGAATTCCTTATCTTTAACTCAACAGATACAATCTTAAATTTAGATGAGACAAGTGGAAATTATCTCAGAATTCAGGGTATAACATTTACCCAGCAATCTACTAATGAATTAAGTGTTGATAACTATTTTGCTAAGAATAGTAATTTCTCAGATCCAGAAATTGATAAAAATGGTTTGATTGTTTCTCCGTTACGTTCTGAGCAAGACTATGATAAAATTAAAACAAGCAGACTTACCTACGGTAAAAAAGAGTTTGTGCTTGATCCACAATATTTACAAACAGAGGACGATGCCAAGGATTTAATGTCTTGGATAATTAAAAAAATAATGAAGCCTAGAAGAAATGTTGGCGTGTCAATTTTTAGTACGCCAATAATTCAACTTGGAGATATTGTTAATATTAACTATCAAAATGAACTCGGCAAAGATGTGATTGCTGCATCAGACTCAAAGTTTGTAGTATATAATATTGATTATTCTAGAAGCGTAGATGGCCCAGAAATGACCCTTTACTTGAGTGAGGTATAAAATGGCAAATGTTAACCCAACTCCCAACCTACCAAAAGTTGTTGTGCCAGACAAGGTTTTAGTAACAGATGTAAAGCCAGCAACACCAGATATCATTTTATTTGATAATGAGTCTGTCCCTATTGAGGTAATGACAGATTTAATTTTTGAAAATATAGGTGGTCAAGAACTAATTAATATTGTTAGATCAGATATTGTTAATGGACAAAATGTTATTTATCAGCCTATTAAAAATTTAAGCAACGTATATTTTCAGTATAACCCACAAAATATTTTAGGATTGCAAGATATTGATATTAATTATTTTAAAAAGTTTCCTATTAATTTTGCCAATAAAATCCCAGAATGTGGGACTGGTCCAGACTGTTCTATAGTCTATATTGATCCAGATACTGGAGATTTAGTTATTAATGTTATTAATATGGCCAGCGATGAGCAGGTAGAGGTTTCAATAATCTCAGACGGATCTATACTAGATGATACAATATACGGAGTGATATTATGATAACAAATACAGGCAAAAATATTTTAGCAAAATATCTCATAGGTCAGGCACCTGCTTATGCGTCATATATTGCTGTAGGCTGCGGAGCCAAACCACTTGCAACCAATCAAGCCTTTGGAGACTATTCCAACACAAAAGCATTAGAATTTGAGATGTTTCGTGTTCCAATTACTTCACGAGGTTATGTAAATGACGACGGCACTAATAAAATTGTATTAACAGCAGAATTACCAACAGATGAAAGATATGAGATTTCTGAAGTTGGAGTTTTCTCTGCTGGTGCAAACCCATCTGCTGGAGCATATGACAGCCGTTCTTTATTTGCTTTTACGGTAAATGAAAACTGGGAATATCATACAGCAGAAACAGCAGTAGCGCTTCCAGTAATTTATGAACCGCTAGACGGCGTAGCAAATGATAACGTGATTAACCAAACAGATCTTGTCTTCCAAACAAACTCTGATAATAGATTATTTACAAATAATGAACGCATTGCTAGATATGAACGTGCTAGATTTTTTAATAACATCGTTATGATGAGAGGAGATACATCCTCACTAACTGTTTCTGGAACCAATCAGTTAGAAATTGGCACAAATACAAATCATATACACTTACTTGGAACTGGTTTAGATTTTAACAAAAATGCCCCTACAGATCAAATTAAATTAGCATTTAGTATTATCAATAAAGATCCAGACTCTTCTATTGTTCCAGATGAAGTCAGAATATTATTAGAGTTTGCAGAAAGTGATCAGCCAGGCGCTGGAGAGTGGGCAAGATTTGAAGTAATCATGTCTGCTGATGATTATGATTTTGCCAATAACAGATATTATATAGTAACAAAAGAATTACAAGAGTTACACAAGAGCACAGGTTTTACATGGAATAATGTTAGTATTGTAAAAATATATTCAACGGTGATTAATGCCTCAGTACCTTCAGATGATTTTTATATTGGTCTAGATGCAATTCGTTTTGAGAACATCTCAACAACAAACCCAGTATATGGTTTGACTGGATATACAGTGCTAAAAAATACTAATGCTGAAACTATCGTTAAGGCAGCAAATACAACAAATTATATTGAGTTTAGATTTGCCATGGATGTGCAATAATGCCTACGCCAGATCGTGGTATTAAAAAAATTATTATTCCAAAATCTAAACTACCTGGATTTTTTGGAGAAAATAGACAATATGTTTTGAAGTATAGATTTATTTCTGAGGATAAAAATAGAACATCGCACTGGTCTCCAACCTATAAAATTATAGCCGAAGATACGCCAAGTGAAATTTTAAATAGCATGATTATTGATACTTCAAATAGGGTTATTAATTTGGCGTGGCAACCACAAACAAACATAGAAGAATATTATATATATATTAAGTGGAATAATGCTGGGTGGCAATATTATAGTAAGACAACTCAAACAAATTATTCTATTGTATATTCAGCAGATAAAGAGTATGCACATATTGCAGTTCAAGTAAAGACTATCCCGTTAGAAAGATTTGCAGACGCAATACTTTTTGAAAATGAGGGTAGTCTGATATAATTAGACAGGAGGAATAATGGCAAAAATACCACTACCAGAATTAGGTCAACCGCTTGATGTATCTTACATTTATCAGATAGCAAATGCTGTAAATGAAGTTGCAGTACAGGTCTCTCCAGCAATTTATAGGTATGTTACAGTAGACGTACAGAACGGTGTTCAGCAAAATGCTAAGGCATCAGAAACACGTTTTATTGGCGGATATGTAGATGTAGTAAAAAGTTCTAATCAGAGTGTTGGAAGTCAGCAACCATTTACCTATAACTTTCCTGCAGATTTTAAATTTGTGCCAATTGTTACTGCAAGCCCAGTAAATATTGGCGGAACAGAAGCAGGGAAAAATGTATCTGTTGTTTTAAAGTCAATAACAACTTCCAAGGTAGACGGTGTAGTTAATTTTAATTCTGGTGGAGATGTCTCAATCGGTGTTAATCTTATTATCATCGGCATACCTAATTAATGATAAGTTGTAAAAAATGTTTAAGAAGAATGTTTGTAGACAGAGTATTTACTTCAATGTCTCATTTAGAGACTTATTGTTTTTATTGTGGATCAAGAAAGTTTTTTCATCCGCCGTCTGATTCGGAGGAAGGTCGATGGCTGTTAAAAAAGGAAATAGAACGAGCGAAGACTACAATAACGCCCCTGTAATACCTGGAAATAAAAAAGTGTGGTTTCTTAATGGCGACCTAGTTAGGATTCATCATTATAACAAATCAAATGGCATTATGTCTGTTTATAATATTAACAAAGACAGAATTGAAAGTTGTTTAATTAATGATTTTAAAAATAAAAGAGAACGTGCTTATACTGTAGGAGAGACGGCTGATCTGGTTAATAGGCATAAAAAATATATGCCATCATTAATGAAGCGTGGCGTAATACCTTT